TAGCACCCATACCACGACTAGCCATCATCATTACACCATCTTGCCGCGTGTTTTACCACGCTTAGCGCAGCCATCAGCAGCACGTACATAACCGCCGTTGGCATAACCACCAGATGATTTACCCATTGACTTTGGCATCTCCGTAGATGTCAAAGACTGGTTATAGGCATCCTCTAGTTTAGGTGCCATTTTTTCCTCTTCCATTTCTTCCATCATGCGCCTTTGCTCAATCGTAGGAGGAATCTTTCTACCACGGCCAGCACCAGCCGTGCTGTTCATTTTCATGCCCAGCTTTTTTTCAATTTCTTCTGTGATGTTTGGATTCATGATTGCACCTTAATAAATTTTGCACTTTGTCTTGCCACGCACGGCAATTCCATCTGCACGTTTAGATGCCGATGTATCACCACCAGAACTCATCTTAGTGCCTTTAGCTTTTACTGCACCACCTTTTGCAAGTCGCGTGGTATTAAAGCCGCGGCCACGTTTTTTCAAATCTTCTTGTTGGCGGCGATATGCTTCTATATCGCCTGCCTTCATACCAGTGGCAGTGCCACGACCACCTTTAATAGTACTTGGTCGAGTTTTAGTTCTATGGTAAACCATAGCACTTTGATCTGTTTGATCTTTATAAGGAATACCGCTATCTGCTAAAGCATGAGCTTTTCTTACCATGCGGTTATATTCTTGTTCACGCTCTATGTCTTCTGCTGTTGCGCCGCCTACACCGCTACTACGGCCAGCACCTGCTGGATTATTAAAAGGAACGCCAGTCCTTCGAGAAACATCGACACTAATATTAGGGCCGACATCTTGACCGGGATTAAAAACATTTTCCTCATCATAGCTGGACCTGCGCGAGGCAGCGGCTGCAGGAGCAGCAGCAGCAGGAACAGCAGCAGCCATAGACCGACTTGGTGCTGCACTGCCACCGCCAGTGTTAACACCTGCAACTGGTGCTGCTGCAGCAACAGGTTTAATAGCCGGTCCAGACTGACCAGCCAGTTCACCAGCAGAAACGTTAGCGCCTTCTCTTTCTGCCGCTGCTCTCATGGCATTAGTAATTCGAGGGCCAGCCGTCAATTCAGGCGCTGCTACTGTTGCTGCTTGTGATTGTGCAGGAGGTGCTTCCGCTGCCGCTGCAGCTGCAGCTTCTCGACGCGCATCTGCACTCCTAGTGCCCCTATCTTCTACGATAACAGCATTAGGGTCATGCTTAGATTTTCGGTCTTTACCGAACTTGTACCCAAGAGCGCCAATAGCAGCAAGCGCCGCAAGATTACGCATTCCTCTAGCCATGATGAAGTCCTTTAATAAAGGATGGTTTGTTAGCAGCTGCCGCCACTCTTCATGCCAGTCATTTTAACTTGCATGGCTTTGGTTTTGCCTTTTTTAACAATGCCATCGGCTTGCTTGTGACCAGCAGCCAAACCACCTGCAGCATAACCTTTAGTCTTGCCGCCGTGTTTCATGTTGGCTTCAGCCATCTCATGTTTGATCATGGACTTAGGAGCGCCTTTTTTCTTCATGAAGGCAATCTCTTTACCCATCATCTTCTTAGACTCTTTCATCTCACCACCTCCAGAAAATTTGCGGCCCTTATCAGCCTTAATAAATTCCTGTCCCACGCTAGACGGGACTCCTGCTTTCTTAGCAAACGATGGATTGTTGGCCACCGCTGCCATGAAATCATGCTGCTTCTTGCTCGATGACGGCATCGCGTTGGGCTTTCATTTTCTGAGCAGCTAGAAGCGGCTGCAACAACTCTTTGTTGAAGTCTTTGACAAACGCATGTGCCCCAACGTGCGGCAAGCTGATCTCTGGGTCAATATACACCGTAAACCCTTCAGCAATTGCTCGCTTACAGAACATGATGTCCTCGCCAATGTATGCGCCGTCAACTACGCCAACATCAAACAGAGCGTGTTCAACCCGCCCCGGATTCATAGCGTCTGCGCCATACGTCCACTCTGGGTGGCGTTCGACCAGCGTAGTGATCACATGGCGACGGATCAACATAAAACCTGTTGCTGCCATTCTGGCTTTAAGAAGACCGTGCTCGTCCATCACGGGCATTTTGTCGTCATCCAAATACAGCCCAGCAAAAATTTTGCCGCTGGTTGTACGAGATGGGTAGGTGCCTGCAACAACATCTTTGCCAGTGCTGACTGCCATGAGCCGCAAGACCGCATCTGTGTTGATGACCACATCGGCATCAACAAACAACATATCAGTGCAATCGGAATCTAGAAACTGTTTGACCAGTATGTTCCGTGCTCGAGAAACAATAGAGCATCCAGTCACTTCTGCAAACGACAGACGGGCACCGTAGTGCTCAAGATGACGACCAACACTAGCTAGAGCAAATGCAGTACCAATGTTTACCTTGCCATCGTAGCAAGGGATTGCAATCATTAATTTGCGGCCAGCCAAACTAAACGATTTCTCTGTCATCTTGTTTCCCTGTTAACCGTGTTCTACGTTGTTGTTCATTCTGATTGCGTCAATTTTACGCTCTAAGCGGTCAAATCTCTGCATTAATTCTTGCATGTCAGCACGAAACTCTGTTCTGGTAATGTGATCACGAGCAACCTCTTCTCGCGTTTTATTGAGCAAGATGCTGATTCGCTGTAGCTCAGCAAACTTCTCTTTTACGATGTACCCAAGCAAAGCCACAATGGCCGTGAGTACCACATTCCAAATCATCATCTCCATGATTTAACAGTTCCATGCTCGCAAACTTTTGTTGATGCGACTGTTAGGATCGTTGGCCGTTTTGGCGCTGGTCAGTTTTTTCTTCATGCCAGACATCCTTGCACAGAAAGAGTCTCGGCGTGAGCCGCCCTCTGGTTGGGGAGGCTTCAAGTTCATACCCTGTTTTTTTGCAGAGGCTCGGCCCTTGGCATTTAAGCCACCGCTGGGGTTCTTGCCTTCTTTGCGTTGCCATGCTGCAGTCTTAGCCATAACGAACATTCTTGCTAATTTCTAACAAACGGGCAACTACATGCTCTTTGTATAGCTTCATCTCCACATCGTCATGAAACACGATGGGGGCAACAATGGTGCTGTAGTGCGGGTGAGATACAGGGAAAAAACTTTTGTGGCCTTCCCAGCCTAAAAGGCTATAGACCAGCCCAGCTTGTACTTCGTTTTTGTAGTGCTGATGCGGATATTTTGTCTCAAGCGGAGCAATTGCACGGGTGTACGCGCGTGGCCCTGTCAATTCAAGGACACCAAGTTTGGCCACACCGTACTTCTCGATTGAGTAATCCTCAATGTTGCTCAACACAAGGTCGATTACAGCCTTCAAAAATGGATGCTCTGGTGCAGCTATTACATGCCACTGCTGATACTCACCATTTGGGTGCTGCTTAAAATCCATCCCCCACTTACCAACAGGGGGTACTGTCCAATGAGCTAAGACGTAATCATGCCCATTGATTATGTCGTCCAGTGACCTACCTGCGAAACTTTTGATGTCAAAGTACGCCCCGCCAAATTTGTAGATCAAAAGATACCTGAATAGGTCGGCTCTAGCTGCACCGTACAACGGGTTGATCTTGTTGTACAGCCTAAGCACATTGTAGTCATAGTTGTCTTCGATGAAATCAAGCATGTCTTGATCATCGTACAGCCGATGCTCCCATTCAGGGTTGTGCTGCTTGAACATGGCCAGCACATCGTTGATCTGCGGAGGCAAATCATTCTTCCGAACGAACGTCTGATGAATGATTTTTGGGATGGCCATGTCGGTTCTCAACCGTAGAAGATCGTCACCGCAGCAGCACTGCCCGTGTCGCAGTAAACGCCATTGAGAGCACGAATGCCCTCACCGGGGATCACAATCGTATGGCACCCCGGTGCCGTCACGCCAATCGTCAACAACACCGGACCCGATGCTGCCGAAGCGTTGTCGTAGAAGACGATGGGGCTCGACCCGCCAGCAGTCACAGACACATATGCGCCTTTGATTCGCACAGGGTATGTGACCATTGCCGCGTCACTTTCGGTATACGCGGCTTTTACGTCATATTGCATTGCCATGATTTAGCCTTAAAAAATGCGAGAAGTTGTGATGTCACCACCGTAGTAACTTGCGGGCCACGCCACAAATCTAGCAGACTCACCATCTATGCCAATATACACAATTTGAATATCGGCATATTGATCAGAATTATCCCCGTTGTTTTCAGCATTTACAACAATACTATTTGCGCCAGAACTTGATGGGCCAAGCGTCGTTACGCTATTTGAATAGTAAATGTTCGCTGTCCCTGACATGTATTCGTATGCTGCCCCCGGTACATCAGGGAGGGTAATAACCGCAGCCGCGCCATCACGGTTTGCCGTGCTGGGAAAAATGTAGTGATATACCTGACCAACTTCAGTTGGGACGGGTAGCGTAATATTTGTCTGAACGCCGGGGGTCCGAAAAACTACAACGGGGGCGCTACCGCCGCCGCCACCGCCAACAGGCGTCCAGACGCCATCAACGAGTTCTTGGAAGCCGTTTTGGGACCGAACCGGCCCGCTAAAAGTTGTATTTGCCATGATTTATCCTTTGTTGGCAGGTTGTTGAGTTTGTTTTGCCCACCAAGCCTTCAAAGCTGCAACTTGCTGGGGAGTGAATTTGGACAGGTTGATCATGATGTGTTCCTGTTAAGGAGGGGGGAGAAGCTGATCGTAAGGGTAGACGTATGGGTCTGGACACGGAACAAAAGATCTAAATACCGCTGATGTTGTCTGGTAAAACGCTGCAACATTGCCAAAACCGGGCACAAAAAGATCGTCGTGTCTAGTTATCACGAGCGCATTTGTTGGAGATAATTCGCCATACACAAATAAAGTGTTGGTGGGTGCTCCAATACTACTATACGCCACATAAGTATCAAGCCCCGTGTACACAGGGTAACTGCCGGAACCCCCTATAAAAGCGTACTGTATGTCTAAGCTGGCAAACAGAGACACATCAGTTCCGGCTATGGCTGGCACTTGGAGCGCCCAGCAGTCATTAGTGCTGCCACCAGTCGGATTTACGATTGAATATGAAGCGCCAACAGGAATATCTGGCAATTGAATGATGTTTCCTGCTGTCGGACCAATAGGTGGGTTTATACTACTATCAGTAGAATACCTATTGTCTCCCACTCCGGGAAAGCTAGAGCTATTGCTTAAATAAACAAGCGTGGTGCTACCGCCACCACCAGCGACGGGCACCCATGCGGTGCCGTTCCACTCTTGGAAGCCGTTTTGCGATCTGACTGGGCCGCTAAAGGTCGTATTCGCCATTTGATTCTCACATGCGAGTCGGTGGTGCTCTGTCTACATGTCGTCAGCCGGGGCTGTCAGAACACCGAGAAGTCCCGGTTTTTTGTAATGTACACCAAAAGAAAAGGGAGCACAAGGCTCCCTCTTCTCATGCCAATTAAGGCGCAGGTGCTGCGGCACCGGGCGAACCGTAGATACCTAGCGGATCGCTCACACCGAAGCTATAACGCTCACGGGCCTTATAGCGAACGTTACCAGTGTCGAAGTCGCCGTCCATGCTGTTTTGCAGCGGGGTACGAACGAAGTGCTTCAGACCGTTGGGCACATCCGTGGTAAGGAACCAAGCATTGTCGTCGGTCAGCCAGTGGTTAATGGTGTAACCCTCTGGGATCGAGCCATTGCTCTTCAAGGCGTTGATGTCGTTGTCAGCCGTGTTCACACGAAGTTCAGTTTCCAGCAAACGAGTTGCAACGAACTGCAGCGACGGGGGAACAATCAGCTTACGCGGCTTGGCTGCAATCAGCAGACCACGCTCGTCCGTCCAACCGGCGATCTGAATGACAGCATTCTCGAGAGAAGTCTCATTCAGGTCAGCGCCGGTAGAGGGCGTGTTGCTGTTATAGCCACCAGAGATCAGCGGATGCTGAGTGTTGAACAGGCTAACACCGTCGCCATAAGTGACGAGAGGATTGAAGCCTTGGT